TATATGACGGCACTGTAATTCCAATATTGTTTGCAAGAGCATATATCTCATCGTCAGTTAAAGCTCTAGAATATAATCTAAAGTCATCAATTCCGCCATTCCAACAAGAATCAGCAGCCCCTATTATCACTGGGTAATTCCTATCGGCATAACCTGCTGTTCCCTGATAACTTCCTAAAAACTGTCCATTAGAATAAAACTTTTGTAACCCCTCAGGTGTTATAGTTAAAACAAGATGATACCAAGTATTGGCTGCATGTGCTTGCGGTAATGTAAGAGTGTAAGAACCAAATATATCAGACGATTGTTGATAACCAGTAACTGTGCTATTATTTGATGATTGAAACCATATTCCAAAATCACGATAACCTGTTTGACCAGATTGAGACTTACTAACTACATGCCTCGATGCCACTCCCATCGATGCTGGCGTTTTAAACCAAAATTCTATTGATAATTGATTTGAGTAAAAACCAGGAGTTCCAAAATTAACTACACTAGTAGTTCCATCAAAAAAGGCTCCATTACCAAACTTACCAACATCAATAGTAACATTAGATAATGCAGCATCACGATCATTCCCAGAAGTGTCCCTAGCTACATACCCAAATACCTGATCAAAAGATATATGAGTAAAAACATTTGGAATAACTGAGATGAATACTGAGCCAGGATTATAAGGAGAATAAAATCGATTTGCACCATAACATAAATAAATGGTTTTAATGCTGTGAGCAGGTATATTAGGAACTTTTACCCATATCTTAGTCTCATATGTGTAAACAGTGCCTGGCTCTATCCAGAAAGGTAATTCAGTTAAGTCACTATCCAGAACTCTTAAATTTCCTAAATCAATTCTAAGCTTGCCACCTCTATCAAAGATTTAGCAGCAAAAGTAAAACTAATTTGCTGATTAGTCAATGATGATGAATTAGAACTATTATCTATCACTACATCTCTAAAGATATATTCCCCTGAATAACTTACAAACAAAGATTTAATAAAAGGTCCAAATTTAACATTTTGTGGGTATGAACTAGCATTTATAGATGTATCAGAAGTTACAGTAATATTACTGCTTCCAAAAGATACTCCAGAAACTCCTATTCTAGTCTTCGTGCCATCTAAATCTACAACATAAGGTTTAAAATTAGGATAATCCTGATCAGCAAATTTAAATATATTAAGACTACCTGTAGGAAGTGTAATATGGGTTGAATCTACGAGCTGACCACTCTTAATGGAAGGATAAATAGTAGATGTTAGCTGAGAACAAAGAAGAGCTTCTTTAGGCTTATTATTAGTATCTAATCCAGCAATATAAAAACCACACTTTCCTTTAATAATAGCAACAATGATTGAAGGATAATTCTGCAAATTTAATTTTACACAATCATCGTAGGGATTAACTCCTAACCCCAAAGTCTTATATGTCGATCCCCAATCATAAAGCGTTACAATAGTTTTACATGAATCAGCAATTGATGGATCAGCAATAACCGATTGGATCTGGAAATCATAATAAGTAACGTCAACATTTAATATATCATCATGAAAAGTCCCAGTTGAAGTCTGAGTCAAATAATTACTTAAGAAATTAGCTAATGAGCTTATAGCCGTTGAGTAATTGACTAAAGACAAAATCTTATAGGCTAATGCCATCTTATTTGCTCCCTATTACAATAATCCTCCAGGGATTACTGCAGTCATATTAAAGCTATCTGTATTCAAGATAGTATCTTTCTTTACTTGAGCGATATTCTGTCTGAACTGAGCCATAAACTGACTCGACTGCTGTGGATTATAGACTTCAGAATCAGCTTTGGTGTAAGCATAAGCGCAAATGCCATCTATCAAGAATAAAGCATAAGCAGAATCAAAAGGAATATCATTAGATAACATATCTGGAGTAACTGTGATCTTCTTTATTCTTCTAAAGGTTAGAACACCACATTTTGGTGGAGGCGGGTATAAGTAGATATTTTTAGTAACAGATTCAAAAGCATAAGCATATGGAGCTACTGCTGGAAACACCATTGAATGAATAGGATAGCCTTCTACGATGTAAGAAACATCAACTCTTGTTAAAGGACGATCATCAAACTTCACTCTCGCTACTCCTATAGTATCATGAGGATTCTCTGGTTGGATCATTCTAGTGTTAGCTGGGACATCTAGTACATCGTCCTCTTGATACAATAATGTCTCAGTAAGAAAAATAGACAAAGCCTGATTTAGATAATCCAATAGCTCATCATCAGACCAAAAATAAGGCTCAACTGTATCATCAAGTCTTTGTCTGGCTTTATCTAAAAGCTCTTGGAACGTCATTTAGTCGCTCCTTTTTTTGCTGTCTTATCTTCTGTATCTACAACAGGCTTATCATCAGGAATTTCGACTATAGCTAGGTTACCAATAAAACCTTTCCTCACTTCCTCAGCCAAAACTTCTGTATAGGGGAAAAGCACACCAGTGTCTATATTCTTAATATATTTAGCCATAGGTTATCCTCCTTTTTATGAAAGCGTTTTCATAAAAGGGGGCATAATGCCCCCTTTAGACCACTTATTTAACAAACAAATGTCCTAGAAGTTGTGGATAAAGCACCTTAAAATCATAAACCACTAGACCTTTCATTGCGTTAGCGAATGTGTTCTGTGGTCTATACATTTCGTTCTTAGTAAGCTGCATTACATAAACACAAGCTTTCTTATGTCCGAAAATACAATGCCATCCACCTGTAGTAGTGTCTTTAGAAAGAAGATTAGATGTATGAATTTCAAAGTTAGCAACACTTCCAATATTCATTGTTCTGATAGCTGAAGTGTTATCGCCCATGATGTGAGCCATTCTAAGATCAGAATTGAGGAATTTGGACATAATCGCTGGAGGAACTACCATAAATCTTGAATCTTCTGGAACATTCTGTTCATCCAATACCTGCCAGCATCTCAAAATGGCATCTATTGGGGTTACAGTCCCACTACTACCATCCCCAAGAGTAATAGGTGAACCAGTGGTTCCAAGATTAAGATTTTGGCTTATTTTTCCAGCATTAGTTCCTTGATTATAAGTATCCACTTGGGTATAGACGGTGCCGAGAAATTCTGTATCATAGACGATCTTAAGCTGCATAGCGGCATCGTCAGAGAACTTATTCAACCAATCTATATCCATTTGCTTGATATCAATATCATCAAGTGCAAAGTTATAATACTTAGCTCTGTTTACAGAAAATTCTATAGCTGGACTTTCAGGATACTCTAGAAGAAGTGTAGCCCCTCGTTGATAATCTCTAATGGTAATGTTAGGGATAGTTCTGATGATGACTCTATCCCCAACATTTTTTACTTGACCAACATAGTCAGTATTAGAGATCTGAGTGGCTATTGTTTTAGCGTAAAACTTCTCTAGAGTTTTACCAGCAAATAAAATCGGTATATATTTATTGGTACTATCAAACGTATAATCTGGATAACCAGCTACTCTTCCTACTGGCATTTTACTATCCTCCTAATTTTATCCTCCCCTCCTTAGAAGCTTGAATTATTTCACGCTCAATGCGATCTGCCTCCGCCTTAGGAATCTTCCCTTGTGCCTTTCTTAAATAGAAGTCAGTTATCTGCTTCTCAGTAAAGAAAGGCTTATTTGTGGATCCGCTTGCCGCAGGCGATGGAGACCTTCCCCTAGGTGGGGAAGCAAGCTTCGATAAATCATTCTGGGGAGAAGATTGTTTTTGCTTCTTATACTCATTAAAAAATATAGCTACCCTATCAGCATCTCCTTCCTGATAGGCTAGCCTCAAAAGTTCTAGCTTGGTTCTACCCGTGAATGGATCACGATCGTTGAGCCAAGCTAGGAAATCTGGATCTTCATTAAGAGTTCTCCAGTCAGGGACTAAGTTATCAAGCTTATTATAAAACGTCTGAAATGTAGCTTGAGTAACCTTGTCCTCAACTTGCTTTATCTCATCTTTAGTCACTACCTTCTTAGTGACTCTATCCAAGAGCTTTGTTATTGCTCTATAAATTTCTGGAAAATCTTC